GGGTGCATTTAGTTCATTGACGTTTAGAGTACTCATGTCTTATGCGTAAAAGAATAACCAGTACATATGGTTTTCGGAGCCAGGATTATTTATTCCCCAACTACCAGACCAGTTAGGTTCTGGGAAGTTTTGATTTGAATAGTTATTACCAGTCTGTCCTACCCATGCATGGTGTTCAACGTTACAACCATTAGATGAGCAACCTAGAGCATTAATCATACTAAAAGTGTAGTTTTCACAGTTTGCGGGTGATAAATGCCAAGTATTATTTGGATCTAGTTCACCTGCACTACTACCTCTATATCTATTATCTGATGCCTGTGCAGATCCTTTGAAGAATGTCATACCACCGATCTCAGTACCACCAATATTACTATGATTATCAAGAGAGATATGGTTACGGAACATTTCATACATGTTGCCACCTCTATTAGTAAAGCAACCAGATATGTATGCTACCTCGGTAGATTGATCATAGGGAGTTCCAGATGAAGTAAATCCTTGCATAATCAATACATCATCTGCTGTCCATCCTCTATAGTGATTTGATTTAAAATCAGATCCCATTGCAGCTCTAGCATTACCAGTAGTTGATGTAGTTGTCCAGTTACCATACCAGTGATCCGAACCACCTGTGTAACTTCCATGTGAAGTATTGTCTGTAATAGATGCAACCATGACCCAATACTTACCATTAGGGTCTTTATATGCATAAACTTCTTCTGTATTAGTGCCATCAAATCTTACATACCAATAACCAGAACCAGGATCATTACTTGATAAGTTTGCCATTGATGTAAATGGTGCGTTAGATGTACCATTCTCTCCATAATATTGTATCCATGTAGCATTATTCCAAACTTCTACTGCGTTTAATGATGTATTCCATCTTATGTAACCTGGTGCAGGTGATGAAGGTCTTTGCCCAGTTGTCCCTGTAGGTAAACGCAAAGCACCAGTACCATCATGATAGACATTACCATCTATCTGTAACGTATGACCAGTTGGAACTGTTGATTGATTAAGTGATGCAGGTATACCACCGATACTTGCTACGGTGAGTTTACTCATTTAAACAGGTTATAGTATTTCTATTTATTGTCCTGGCGTTGGATACTCCTCTACCCATGCAGTAACAATATACTTATCATTATTTAGGGGCGGATTACCTCTGTGTGTCCATGCCCAATCACATGGAAATATTACGAACTTACCTGCCTTTGGGGTGACTCTAAAATGTTGATATAAAAATTCTGTTTCACCACCCTCAAATCCATCATTAAGATAGATCATAGTTGCTAACTTACGATATGGTGCTGATGGTGTACTTTCATAATGCCATGCGTGATAACCCTGTCCTGGTTCTGTCTTTTGTATCTTTGCCATAGTATGTTGAAACCTACGACCAACTAAGATGTCATACTTTAGTACATACTCTCTTAGTGCCTGATCTGTAAGATAGTTCCAACGTCTGAATATATTTCTTGATAGATTATCATGGAAATATTCTACTGGAAGTTCATGCATAAAGATTTGAGAATCAGCAGCACCTTTCTCTGAATGTCTCTTGATTGTCAAACCATTCTCTGATATGAACTTATAGTATTCTATTATATCTGTACAATCTAAGTTAGTCTCAAACTCAGATATAAAATTATCATGATGTATAGATTTTGTTATCACAGGTTCACCACCTGCAAAAGGACTCATTACCATTTATTGATCGGGCAGTTGAATATTGGAAAGCGTGCCTTCACTGCAAGTACACAGTTACATTTAGTACAGATCCCAATAGGAGATTTGTACTCACACTCATTACATATTTTAATCCTTTTTTGATATAATGTCAAGTCAGGTGTATCACCATCCTCAACAATCAGTTTAGCCTGCCCAGACACCGTTATTAAATACTTCTAACTTTTGTGTTGTTAAGTTATATCTTATTTCTCCGTTTTCATATCCTCTTCTTGGTGAATGAGTTACCTGTCTAGCATTAAATGCATTAGTTGTACCATATGGTAGAGGTAAAGCACTTTGACTACCTGTAACCCTGAGCTCTGCTCCACCTTTAAATGCTAAGTCACTCTTATCATTAACGGTAACAGTGAAGTTAGGTGTAAGACCTTGTATAGTTTGTACTCGTAACTTCATCTAACACTCCATGCAGCACCTGATTCTACTGTAACACTAAAACCAGAATTTATGGATATGGGACCTGCACTCATTCCGTTGGTAAACTCAGCACCGTTGTTTGCACTTGGTCCGACTGTAATATTTTCTGCGATTACATTATTATTTGTTCTTACAATACTATCAGTTCCGATAGCAGGTCCTCCTCCTGCAACAGGTGTCCAACCAGGACTTCCTGTGCCATCATCTGCTTTGTATATCTCTGCTTGGTCTATTGTAGTATTAAATCTCAATGTACCAACTGACACACCAGTAGGTCTTTGTGCCTGAGTACCAGACGGTAACCTAAACACTGAGTTAGTATTTAAGAAACTTAAGGTTGTTATGATCGCTTGTGTTGTAGTGGCAATCTGATTACCACTTACTCTTGAAATTGCCATGTTAGATAGGTAGTTCTAGAATGTGAACAGTATCAGATGCTAAAGGTGCATCTCCTGATGAGAATACAACGTTTGCACCGTTTGAGTCAACTGTGTAGTTAGTTCCTGCAATCTGTGCTACACCATTGAGGAATACTAAGAGTGAATCATCAGAGTGTTTGATGCCTCCACTATATGTAGTTACAGCAAACGTTAGAGTAGTACCGTCTCCTGTATATGATTTAGTAATATACTTGTCAGCACCAACACCACCTCTACCAGTAACAACTAAGTCTCCATCAACTTTAGCATTACCTAGTATTCCAACTCTGAATCCAGATACAGCAGCAGTACCAATACCAATATGTTCAGTGCCAGAGAAAGTATCAATATTGATTTCACCAGTATTTGTGAGACCAAACTCTGACCATGCTCCATTGTAGTATATCCAACCAAGAGATTTCCCAGGCGTCCAGTTAATATTATAAACAAGGTCACCATCAGCAGGTGTATCGTATCCTGTGATATTAGAGAAGTCTGGTTGTCCACTTGCATCAGCAGGTGCAAGTAGAGTTTGTTTGATAACTGTACCATCTTGGTTATAGTAAGAGATCTTCCTTGCTTGAAGGTTGTTAGTAAAGGTTGTTAAACCTTGGAATGTAACAGGACCTGCAAAGATAGATTCTAACTGGTTAGATGCTCCACCGATTACAGTCAGTTTGTCAGTCAGCACCAACTCAGAGAATGTCTGAATCGTTGTGCTTTCTTCTCCAACAACGTTTAACTGTGCGATGTCTTCGTTAGTAATCTGACCTGTAACAGGGTTGATAACTTGGTTACCAATGAATAGGTCACCGTTAGAGTTAAGTCCAGAGTAGAATGAAACTCCTCCTTCTTCTTTAATGGACTGTGAAAATCTAATCTGTTCTTGAGTTAGTGTCTCAACTTGGGTTTGCGGGAACGCTGTACTATAGTTTCCAGGTCCGAAACCAAGGTATTCAAATGTGTGATTACCTGATCTGAGGATAGAGTGACGTCTGAACTCGACGTTGATCGGTGCGACAGTTCCGTCGTTATTTTCTCGAATCTTGATTTTTCTGGTTTCCTCATCGCCAGCTCGTGCAGTAAGTTGCACATTCGAGAGAAGTGCGTTTCCTGAGTCATAGTTTGGTGTTGTACCTGGTTGTGTCCAACCTGTGTCTGTGAGTAAGAATACAATACCTTCTTTAGTAATAGATCTCTTGGGATCTTTAGCAGGAGGTACTGCTCCATCAGTTGCATTGACTAGACCGATAGTAACGTTATCAGCAACAGATACCGCAGCATCAGGGTCAGCAACTGGATTATCTCTATCAAATGTAGGATAAACTTCATTAACATTCTGTGAGAACTTCCTGTCATTAAAGTTAGATGTTGAAGGTGAGATAGATCCACATAATAATGTTAGATAATATATTCCATCATTAACACCTCTTTCAAATGCTTGAACTATTTCAATATCATAGATGTAGAAACACTTAGTCAAGTTATATGATGTAGTGTCACTATTCAGAGGTTGTAATACGAAACCAGAGATAGGATCTCTAGGTAGAGGATTAGTTTTATCCTTGTCAATCACAAGTCTTACACGATAAGTTCTATCTTGTAAGTCTCTTGGGTCAGGAATCCTCTTAATAAATGTGCTTGGTGTAAAGTTTACGTTATTATATTGTGTATTAGATGATAAAGTTACATATATTTCGTTAGCATTAACTCCTGTTGAGTCTGGCATAACTGATAGATACCAACCACCAACTTGTCCTGCTACACCACCGATGGTATAAGTTGTGCTATCATATTGGATCGGTGATCCTGATTCACCTGCTGCCTTACCTGATACACTAGGTCCGTATGGTGATATAGATGCTGCCTGTGTAGTTGCAGCAGTAGCTCCGTTAGCAACAAGTAAACAGTTTATCTTATCTGGGACTGCACTAGAACCTGTACCATCTTGTCTAGCACCGATTGTAAAACCCTGTACTCTTGTAGTTGGTGGTGATGCTTCAGTTGTATAACCATATAGGTATAGTCTAGATCCTGGAGTTTGTCCTTGTCCTGCAAGTGATGAGTTGATTGTTTTAGTTCTTTGTATATCAATGTTTACCCAGTTTACAGATGTTTCTTCACCAAATACTATGTTAGTTGCTGTTCCTGTAAGTGCAGCAGATAATGTGACTGCTCTAGTGTTTGTATTGACTGACCCTACAGTCGTACCTGCAGCAACACCTGATCCAGTTACAGTCATACCTTGGATGACCCCGTTGACTGACCCGTCATTTGCTAGTGTTATGCTTTGACTACCAGATGTACCACCTGCAGCAATAGTTGTAGCAATAACATTCAATGCTTTTGGTGGAATGATGTGAGTTATAGCTCCTGCTTTATCTTTCGAGAATGATTTTGCTTTGAATCCTGCTGATCTAAGAGCAGTGTTACCAAAGTTAGAGTTAGAGTTGGTGATTGACATGTCACCACCGCTTAGTGCAGTGAAGTGACCTTGATATCCCACAGCGAACACAGAAACTGCCTGTATGAATGAGTCGTTACTACACTTGATGTGTTCATGACCCCATCCTTTTCTATACTCGGCAAATCCATCTAAGTGTGCACCGTCTCCTGCTGTTGCTACATCATAACTACCAGTTGACTGATTATATCTTACGAATGCTCTATCATCTTTCTGTAGTGACAGTCCAGTAAACTGTGCCACAACCATTGATTTGAAACCAGTTGCTTTTGCACCGTTTGCATGCATACCATTCATACCCCACACACTTCTTAGTGATAGGTTGAATGCGTATGGTGATGCTGAGTCAACAGTATCAATCTCAGTCTTAACGGTGATGTTGGAACCTAGTGCGTTACCAGAGGGTTCTCCTGACATCTGATAGGTAAATGTATTACCAGATGCAGATGTAACAGTGAATGAACCATTGTAAAGACCTGCGTCTGCCTCTGACTGAGGACCTGATGAACCAGAAACACCACTAATGTTAATGTTAACACCAACAGAGAATCCATGATCTCTTGGGTTACCAAACTCATCAACTGTGACTGCTGTTGCAGTCTGTCCGTTTCTTGTGATCTGTAGAACTCTATATTCATCAGAGATCGGACCAACGATTCTGTTTTCTTCAACCCTTGCCTGTATTTGGTCAGCAGATGGATCACCAGATGTATCGGGTATTGTTGCGAAAGCTTTAGATACTTTCTGATAGTATATTTCTAAGTCTGTTCTTTCTAAAATGTTTGGTACAGCAGAATAATCTGTATTAGGTACAGTTCCGTCTGTGATTAGTTTTGATAATGGATTGAGACCATCAGCAAACTCAAAGCAAGTAAGTCTATGATGAGAGAACTTAGGTGCAAGTGTCTCTACACTATCAGGTTTATAGTATACACCTTCTTCAGCTCCATCAAAGAATGAGAACTGCCAGAAGTATGTACCACCAGTTACTTTGAAGATTGCTGTTCTAGGAGGTACTTGATCTTCTGTGTTAATACCTTTTGCTGCAAAAACAGTAGGATAAGGAACATACTTAGGTATAATCTTAGTTCTTCTAAGATCAGTTCCAACAAGTGAACAACCTCTTGGAACAATAATGCCACCCTCAACAGAGTTATATTTGTAGAGAACATTGTTAGGAGAAGTTAAGTCTAGGTTTGAGTTTGCATCAATAGGTGCAACGTTTGTGTATAATACATCGCCTGGTCTGTTATCTACTTGATATTCAGCAGGGTAAAGCATGATACTGAAAGCATCAAACTCGTCATTACTTAAACCAACTCTATATGAAAATCTTGCTACTTCTAAGAATGCTCTTTGTAAACTTTTAAATGGTCGCAAAGCAGAGTTACCTCTGTTATCAATGGCATCAGATGCATCGAAATCATCGGGGTTAACATATATGATACGTCCAGTTCTGGACGTAATAATATTCTTTAGTCTAGTTAGTGACATTACCTATCCGCTTTGTTTGTATTTATTGGGGGTTAACTTCCACCAGAACCACCACCGCCAGTAGCGGCTTGTCCGTAGGTACGAAGTGTAAACTCAGAGGATGCATCTTCAAATCCAATGAGTGCAAACGATGCTTCTGCAGCAGCGCATTCAACGATCAGTCTTTGACCTGGTCCAATAACAAGTGATTTGATTTCTTCTGTTACATCTTGTGCAAGTGTGTTGTCCTTGCGAATGTAATGCTTAGTCTCTACTGCTGTTGTTGCAGTAGTAATAGATGAAACAGTTACTGCTGTTCTTGTACCAGTGTTTAATGCAGGTACATCTAGGAATGTATCACTAGTTGTAAAATCAGCAGATCCAGTACCCTTGATTATATACAAGTTAGTACTGCTATAGTCACGAACAAAACCATAAGCACCTGTAGTTTGACCAGTGACAGTATATGTCACTCCATTGTAGGCAAATGTGTCTGTGCTGTTGACCCATGACCCAACAACATTGTATACGAATATAGAGTCATAACTATATGAACTTGATGTA